CAGCGACAGTTACCAATGTAATCGAGCTTGTCGTGCAAGCGGCGGAGAGCCCCGCGGTGGTGGAGTTTAGCAGGCCCGCACCCTTGGTGATCAACTTATTGCCGTTGGGATTGCTGCCGTTATGTCCTGGGATATGATGTGCTGGTAAATTATTAACTGGCACAGTTGTATGATAATCATAAGGTTGTCTGAGTTGAAAATACTCTTCTTCTTGTGCTGAGAAACGATCGTGACCATTGAGTATTAATTTTGCGGTTCCATAAGTGTTCTCTACGGCTGAGGTCCAGATAAGTTCCTTGACGGGGTGATTGAAGTTGAGTTCCTGGGATTTCGAGTTAGAAGCAGGTTGTTTCTGTAATTGTTCAATGAGATATTCGTGTGAAACCTGGGCAAAACGGCGTCTTTCATCAGTATCAAGATATATATAATCACAAAACACTTTACATGTTGCTGAAGCCGGGGACGAAGAAGTGCCAGCTAATCCCGATGTACCCCAGTTAATTTTAAGTTTTACCTCATGGTACTGAAGGGCAATTAAAGGCAACGCGAGACCCGGATTGCGGCAGAACCAGAAGTTAAGTGGTAGTTGAACCATACCCACACCATCCAGAGAATCTGTATCTCCTGATGCTAGATGCGTATCAGTAACACAGCACTTCATAGCTTTGAGTCCATTTGCTTTTGATGATGGCGTAGAAAGTTCATTCCAAATCTGATTCCATTCTATGTAATGTTTATCGATCTTTTGCCCCCCAATTTCAAGTTCAACATCTGAAATAAGAGCATCACCGTTTAGGATACCTGGCGTACTCGAGGTAATATAAATCTTGTGAACTAAATCTCCATTTCTCGAAATAGTAACGGTACCGCTGCTAGCAGATGATCCGAGTTGAGAAGAACCATTAATCGTCTGCTCAATCGCCTCCATCGAGAAGTTCGTATGCCGTCTGTAGACAACCTTGAAGAAGGTAATCTGTGGGTTGCCGGTTAAGTAAATATCCTGAGCACCATAAGCTACAAGTTGCATTAATCCACCTCCCATATTATTTATATAGTGATTTAGAAAAAAAAACCCGAATATTAATTTGTAATTTTACTGATATTTACCTGATTATTTACCGAATAAAAAAGAAAAAAGTATAACGATCATTAGAGACTCATAGTATGTCAGAGGGGTGAACTGTGAATTATCACCGCCCGTATTAGTAACTATCTTCGGCCACATCATATTATACGTAATCTGAACAATATACGTTCTTAGTAAAAGAATTAAGATAGTCATCATAAATAAACTAATCATTGTATCTGTATTCCCAGTTTTAAACATCTTCTGTATCTTCGATGCTCCACCGATCATTATTTATTATGATTTAGAAAATAATTGTTCTGTTTCTTTTGGATCCATCTCTAAGTCTAAGACTTGTTTCACTGGATTCATAATCTGATTTGTAATATAAAACTCATAATCAAGAGCAAGTTGCTTATCCCTGATAAAATCCACGTGTTCAATCTTATCACCCTGTAGGATATTTATCTTCTTATATTTAGGCTGTTCTAAATCATCAATCATAAAGTTCTTAAATTTAGGTTTACCATTTTTGAAAAATCCATTTGGTCTCCTTTCTTTAATCTTCTTGTAACCGATAATTTGTTTAGTCTTTCCTTTATCAATATAAGCATAAGGAATCCTATCATTTGCTTTCGGTTTATTACCAGGATCTCTTTCCGCCATCCTATCAGCTAATACTTTATGAGCAATTCCCTTAGGATTTTTATAGTAACCTCTCAATGCTTTTGTAATCACGAAGTATCTCATCGGAAATTCCCCATTCCGAATCATCAGGAGAGTTTCTTTGAGCCAATCTAAAGTCAGATTAAAATCTTTGTCAATCATGATCTTCTCAATTACATTTCCGAAGACATGTTTGACTATTTGAGCATTATCTCGCCTCTTAAGAACAATACCCATCGAGGTGCGTTTACAATCATCTGGATCAAATTCATATTTATCGCCTGTATATCTTTTCTTAGAGATAAGGATAAATGGCCAGAATGTCTTCTCATATTCTAAGTCCTGAGGGTGACATAGTAAGGGTTCATGTTGTTCTTCATCTTGTGTTCCGTCCTCATTCTCAACTTTGAGAATACCTTTTGTAATATATTCACCTGCTTCTTGTCCACATCGAATACAATGTTTTAAGGCATCTTTACCCACAAGAGTTTTACCATCTTTGATACGACTAAATTTCACAAATACCGAATCTGTATCTCCGTAAATAACATCAGGCAATGGATATCCTTTCTTGAGTGCCCATTCTGTAACACCATTTGAAGCATCATCAATTCTCGATCTGCCTACAGATGTAGTGCAGGCTGCTAAATTCATCTTGAAAATTGTACTGGTTCTCGCACCCAGTTGACCATAAACAGAGTTAGCCGTAACCTTGTATGCTAACTGTAGACCGTCGAGGACTTTCTTTTTGAATTCATCTGGTTCTTTTTTCATTGCTTTCTTAGTCGCTGTTCTCGCTGATAAAAGGTGATTCAGAACAGAAGGAATAATACCTAGGGGTTCTTCGTCACTGACCATACCTTTCTCTTTCATATATTCAGGTTTCAGGAAATAGCAGGTTGTTTTACCATCACCTAATTTCTTTTCTATCGTATCACCTTTCCCGGTATTAATATAAATCCAGTTCTGATATTCAACTTCGTGATAATTATCCTTGCCGATAAGAGGTAGAAGAGAATGATCTTCAATATGAGTTTCATGTGAAATATTCTTCTCAATAATAGATGAGGGATAAAGTGATGCATAATCTAGAACAGCGACAGGATCATCGAGATAAATACCGGGTTTGGGATCTAGGACGATTGCTCCTTCAAATCCATCAATACCCTTTTCAGCGGCGATAACACTTCTGTTATACCAGTCTTCTAACTCGTAAACTGCAGGTTTTCTCCAGTCGGCATCTTCTATGATCTGATCAAATATTTCGTCTTTAGATTTACCATTCTTGTACATCTTAATGTAATCATTTAATCTAGGAATCTTCTTAAGATCTGGTATCCTTGTATCTCTTTCATCACATACTCTTGCTACGACCGAGGTTACTTTGACGCCCTGACCTCTCAGAAAGATGAATGATGCCGGAACATAAGAGACATTAGCCATTCCTAAGTTATTCGGAACGATATCCAAGAGTAAGAGTAAATGAATACATAATTCACAATCCTGAACACAGTACTTGGCTACTTCTGCTCTACCTTTTGGTCCTTCATATTTATGTTTGTCAAAGATCTGTTGTGGTGAAATATCGTCTTTATTCAGACACCATTCTACTTTATGAAAATTTTGTAGATCAATTTCTAATTGTTCTGTCAGAGTAATTGTTTTCTGGTTAATTTTACTTATTTCATATTTTTTGCCTTCATTGAATAGTTCTTCGCCGATATTGCTATGAGTTCTGAATGAAATAAAATCGTGTTCTTTCAGATTTCCTATATCGGATACAACGATATCGCGATCATTGATATCTTTGAGTTTACCTCTCATGAAATGAGCGGCGACATTATCAAGTTTATAAGATTCAAGGTTATGTCCTTTTTGAACTTCTTTTTGGATATCAAAGAGGATTCTGCCGTCCATTGTGATATAGTTCAGTGTGTTATCACCGAACGCTGCAGAACTAAGCTGTTGTGTCTTAATTTCACATTTCTTACATTTATGATCTTTAGATTTAAATTGACTTGTATCAATCTTACCGAAGTTAAGAAATTCTTTCATGGGACATCCCTTAGCGTGCCACCAAGGGACTTTACATTTATCTAAGCATGGAAATAATACTTCTGCTCTGTCATAGATATATTTGAAATCGAATCCGAAGATATTGTATCCCGTGATAAAATCTGGATCTTGTTCTTTGATAATATTTTTCCAACCTAGTAGTAAATCTTTTTCTGTTTTACAGGGTTCGACTTTGATATTCTCAATATCATCACAAATTTCTTCATCGGTCAAGTTATCTTCATTACCCAAGACAAGGATATGACGGAATGTCTTACCTGTTCCATAATCATAGAACACTGTTCCTATTTGGATAATCGGATCACCTTTTACTTTGAGTTCAATCTTAGCACATTCGGTTTCAATGATATCTTGTAATTGATTAATTTGTATATCTCTGTCTTTTCCCTTGATATCTACGTCAATAATGTATTCATTAATATTTGTTTCTTTGACTAGATTAATAATACCATCATAAACTTCTTGTACTGGTTCTTCATTATCAACGATATGAATTTGATTCATTGATGCGTTACACCAGATTGAATTGAATTCTATGAAATCACCTGTAAATCCTGATTTTAGTAATCTTTTGATATTATTATACATTGCATCATTGAACATAGACCTCCTTGTTTCAGGAGCATTCTTGAGAATTGCTTGATATGAATCAAAGATATCAGTGGCTAATTTCTTAAAGTTTTTCTTTGCCTGAGGGAAGTCCCCATGTGAACTATCGCACTCAATATCAAAACTCGCGATGCGATATGAACTTAGATCATTCTTTTTTAGAGGTTTAATATCATTAAATGTTGTAAAGTATTCTTTTTTGCAAGAGGGGAATAAGTTGGTTTTACCTTCCTGAATTTTGATAGTGACCCATCCCGTAGGTTCTATTTTTGTATCATGTATGAATCTGATAACGGGGTGAATACTTGATTCGTAGAGAGTACAATCACAGTCAGCAGATACTTCTGTCTCTCTCCATTGCCAGAGTCTAGCTTGTGATATAGATGATAACTTTGAAGTATCTTTCATATTGAAATGAAATTTGATGGCTCTGATAAGTTTTTTCATTGTGTCATGAGTCTTCAACGAAATTTTCAAGAAATTAAACCTTTGTAGACTATCTCCTTTCATTTTTAAGCCATAGAATTCTTTATGAAAACAACGTTCGATACTTTTAATGTAAGGATAGATTTGATTATGATTAGGATCTTCAGTAATTTGTACATTACAGATATCTTTGAGTAAGGGTCTCACCTGGTTCTCATCCCAATCACTAGGTATCTTCATGTAGAAGTAAGGACAATATTTTTTAACATGACAAACAATTCTATTATTGTCTTTATCGATTCCATAGATAGTTACAAGGAATGATTTTTCATTTTGATCATCAGGAATATCGTCGCTAATAATATCAACGATCTGAAAAGAAACATTGTTCATTTTAATTTATTGATAGGATATATTTTTAAACTATATCAAATTTTCAAACAAATATTATATAAGATAAGATAGTAATGAAGGAATTAACCGCGCTACTTTTAGGTATCATTGGTATCTTCTTCTATATGAATTTCATTAGGAAAAGTCTATATTTAGATAAGATAAAATCTTCTAATGGCACCGAATACTATGTAAGAAATTTACCTGATAAAGAGGACGCAGCAAATAAATTGGGGGAGATAGGTGTTTCATTGAAAAAACTAATAAATGGTTTGAATGAAAAGGATTCTAAAAAAGGAGACTATATTAAACAATTAAAAGAATCATTTAATCCCGAATATATTACTGAGAATATACCAGGATCTATTTATGTTGCTTATTCGGTGAACAAAGGAGAAGAACTTTCAATCTGTATTAGGGACAAAGATACGGAAAAGTTCATAGATAATAATATTATCCTTTTCGTGGCGATTCATGAACTGGCTCATATTATGACGCCTGAAACGGGTCATACACCTTTATTCTGGGATAATATGAAATATTTGTTAGAACAGGCATCTACATCTGGTATTTATCATCCTCAGGATTATAGTCA